ATGGTGTAGATTATCTCGGTTGGAATGGAGCAATGTCTTTCAAAATTAGTAATGGAGCTTCAACTGTTACTGAAATGTTATCGCTAACTCCAGGTGGTGCAGTATTTCCCACAGGTAATGTTGGTATCGGAACAACTGCTCCGCACACTAATTTAGATATTGTATCTGCCGGTGCCACTCGTATGTTAATTCATAGTGATTATGATACTGCTGGTGGAGAAGCAAAACTTCATTTTAAAGTTGATTCTCAAAATAACGACTCCAGAATGAAAGCAGCAATTATATTTAGCAGAGATGATCCCGGAACGAGAGGAACAGGTAATTTACATTTTGCTGTTAATGGAGACAATAACGATGTAAGCGCTACAACTGCTCATTCGCGAATGATGATTCAATCCGACGGCAAAGTTGGTATCGGCACTACTTCCCCACAAGGTCAGCTCGAAGTTACTGTAACAGAAGGCGACGAGGGATTTTTAGTAGGTTCTACTAGTCAAGATACTATACTAAATAAAACTCAAACAGTACAGTGCATGAATCAGTTGTCTGGTAGCAATGTTTGGCAGGATGTTGCCTTTGTTGGGCATTCTTGTACAATAAATGTAATCGGCAAATCAACACAAAGTGGAGATCCTGCATACGGAGGAGCCTCTGCTACAGCAACAATTAGTGTTCAGTATGGAGGCCCTTCTGTAACATATCATCATACACATTATCAGAACTATAATGGGGGAGATGTTACGGGTAATATGGAATATCGATATTTGAATTCGGGGGCAAGTAGCGGTAGTTATAGACTTCAAGTAAGAATGCCTTACAGTGGAGGAACCCAAAGAATTTATACTTCAATAACAGGACTCTCTGTTTCCTATATAACTGAAGACGATTAAAATATAACCCCCCAGAATAAAGGAGATATAAATGGCACTCACAAAAAAATAGCTAACAAAAAATAATATTTGACAACCCACCTCCTGAATGCTATAATTCAGAAATATTTTTCAAAAACACATAAAGTTATGTGAGGCGAGAAGGTAAAGAACCCATGAGTCATAGTGCAATTACGATAAGAAAAGCGTCTCCTCCGACAATTATAGTCACAAAAAACGTTCCCATCCTAATCAAAAAAGTAGTCTTTTAGGAGAACTTAAATGGCAAAATCAAAAGCACGCTTTCTAGCGGAACTACTAGGAAGTACTGGATTAGTTAAGAAATCAAAGTCTGAGCTTGCAGGTGCCGATGAAGTATTGGACTTGGATGTTATTCCAAGTATTCCAAATTCCAAGCTAATTAATGCAAGTATCTCGATCGCGGGACATTCTACTGCGCTCGGAGGTTCTGTATCTTTAAATACGGGAAATATTACTGAACATACAAATTATAAATATTTTACAGATGCTCGTGCTCGTGGCGCAGTCTCTGTTTCAGGAGATTTAGCATATAATTCTTCTACTGGTGTAATAAGTTTTACTGAAAGAACAGACGCTGAAGTTCGCGGTCTCTTTTCGGCGGGAGGAAGTCTTTCTTATAATTCTACTACTGGTGTGATGTCTTTCACAATGCCAGCGCAGAATACTTCGAATATTACAGAAGGAACAAATCTTTATTTTACAAACGCTCGCGCTCGTTCCGCAATAAGCGCAACTGGTTCCTTATCTTATAATTCTACTACTGGTGTTATGTCTTTCACAATGCCAGCACAGAATACTTCGAATATTACAGAAGGTACGAATCTTTACTACACAAATGCTCGAGCAGATGCTCGCATAGCCGCAGCAAGTACAAGTGACCTTTCTGAAGGTACGAATCTCTACTATACAGACGCTCGAGCAGATGCTCGCGTCGCTTTAATCGTAGACTCTGCGCCCGGCACACTAAATACGCTGAACGAACTCGCGGCAGCTCTTGGCGATGACGCTAACTTTTCTACTACTGTCACAAATAGTATTGCTACGAAACTACCCTTAGCTGGTGGTGCACTTACAGGCGCAGTAACAACTAATAGTACTTTTGATGGTCGTAACGTATCTGTCGACGGTGCAAAGCTCGATGGTATAGAAGCAGGAGCAACCGCCGATCAAACAGCAGCTGAGATACTCACTGCAATTAAGACAGTTGACGGCTCAGGCTCTGGTCTTGATGCTGATTTACTTGACGGCTCAGGATGGCTAGATTATGGAAGAGATATTCATGGAAATAAAATTATTGCAGATGATTGGTTAAGAACAATAGGAAATACCGGGTGGCATAGTGATACTTATGGCGGCGGCTGGTATATGACTGATTCCTCTTGGATTCGAACTTATGGTAACAAAAACATTTATCAAAATACGGGAACAATGCGAACCGATGGGTCACTTCAGGTAGGAAGTAGCGGATCAACATTCCTGGCTAATAATGGAGGAGCTGTTACTATTAATAGTAATACTGTCTGGCACGCAGGCAACGACGGCTCAGGCTCTGGTTTAGATGCTGATCTGTTGGATGGTGTTCAAGGAAGTAGCTTTTTGCGGTCAGATACTAGCGACACTGTGTCGGGGACTCTTACTTTCGGTGGAGGCTCTGGATTTGATTTAGCAACTTTCGATATTTACGGAAGTATGCGAGTTATCAGAAACAATAAGTCTGGCAGCGATGGAATGTTCATCGGTTACCAGAATTCGAACTCTGGACTCACCCGCATATTTGGTGGAGGACAAGGTTCTGGCGGCATCTACATTAGTGGATCTGGCGCTAATGACATCAAGTTCAACAACAGCTCTGTTTTCTGGCATGCCGGTAACGACGGCTCAGGCTCTGGTTTAGATGCAGATTTGTTGGATGGAAAAGACCATACTAATTTCGGAGCAACATTAGCGACATATGGCACCACTGCCGGAAGTAGCGGAAGAATCAGATGCACTGCGCCTTTTAATACGAATAGCGGTCACATGTTCCAAGTTACTGTCTCGCTTTACGGCAACTACACATGCCACACATATGTAGTTAGCGGATACATGTACTCGACAACAAACCAGTGGCATTCGCCCAAAGCGATCTATACTGGCACTGGTAACCCAGATATAGTAGTCGGTAGAGATTCAAGCGGAAAAGCGTACATAAGCATAGCAAACGCTAATTACATGGGTGTGCGCGTCCATAATATGACCAGAGGGTATCAAACTAGCGTAGCCGACACATATGATCCGTGGACGATAACTGTTAACGCCGCTACCGAGAATTCTGTTACGCCTACCATTAGCAAGGTATGGCACAGCACTAACGACGGTTCAGGTTCTGGCTTAGACGCTGATTTACTTGATGGGCAACATGGTTCATATTATGCAACGGCATCTGGTTTAACCTCTACAACTACGACTGCTAATGCTGCGTTACCAAAAGCTGGTGGTGCACTTACAGGCGCAGTAACAACTAATAGTACGTTTGATGGCCGTAACGTGTCTGTTGATGGTGCAAAGTTGGATACGATAGCTACGAGTGCGAACAATTATAGTTTTCCTTATACTATAAGTCAGTCAGCAAGTGGAGGCACGGTTGTCCGGCGTCACAATGACGGTTATATCTTTGCAAACTTTTTCAATACGACTCCAAACACAGTTACCAGTGGTGTAACTCAAGTTTGTGTTGAAACTGGTAACGATGGATATATTCGTCACGGCACACCAGCTGCTGTTAGATCCTTCTTGAACGTAGCGGATGGTGCTAACAATTATTCTCTACCGTTTGCTAATAACTCTGGTAACTGGAACACTGCTTATGGTTGGGGTAATCATGCGAGTGCTGGTTATATTACAAACAGCGGAGGCACAACTGCTAGTACAGTAAATACTGTCGTAAAGAGGGATGCTAGTGGAGATATAAACGTAAGATTGTTGCGTTCAGAGTATGATAGTACAAACGCTAGTATTGGTTATATCATGACCCAAGTTGATACTGGTAGTAATAACTATGTTAGACCTTCTACGCCTGCTCAACTACGGTCGGCTCTTAATGTCGCAAATGGTGCTAATAACTACTCACTTCCTTCTACCACCAGCGCGAATATTTATAGTGCAGTTGCAGGCGTTAACAATGGCTTTACCTTTTGGGGAGCCGCTGAAACTTACTCAATTAAGATGGGCAACAACCAAGCAGATCATGGTACGGTTACTGACTATAGTATGCACCATAATATGGGTACGACAGCGGGTCGGGGTTTTACGTTTGGCTCTTCTCGTACAGCGGTATCTGCATCTATAAATGCTTTAACTGGAGCTGCTAAATTTAATGGCACTGTTACTTCAGCAGGACTTGTTAGCTCAGGAGTTATTGACGCAAACGGCGGACATGGCGGAATCACTATAACGAACTCGTCAATCTTGTCCGCGGCTTCTTCTACTTGGACAGGAAATCCAGGAGCAAATGGTAAGATTCAATATCACTCAAATAGATGGTATATTGTATCAGATTCATCTTCAAATCGTATTGTTCAATTCAGAAGAGACGGCGCTGATAAATCCTATATTGATAATAACGGAACTTTTATTGGTAATGTTACTGGTAATGTTACTGGTAATGTTACTGGTAATGCAACAACTGTAACTCAAAATCATAGTGATGGTGGTGGAAACTATCCAATACTGTGGAGATCCGCAGGTACTACATATTATACTGATGAAGTATATATTACCGCATCAACAAATAGAATTAGAGCCGAGATTTTAAGTGCCTCTAACTTTTATGTGGGTTCCGGTGAGAACGATGGACGTTTCTTTTCCGATACGCCTGGACGAACAGCTTTCGCTAGTGGTGATTTCTACATACAAACAAGTGTAGCCAATTATTATAATTATGCAACCAATCAATACATTGGAAACTCTAGTGGAAATAATATATATTTCCGCGGAAACACAATTAGCGGAAACTCCTGGAATTTAACAGGAGCAGGTAACGCACAAGTTAATTCTTTGGGTGTTGGGGTCACCGCATCCGGAGGAGCTGGGTCTATTAGAGCAACAGGCGATATTACTGCTTTCTACTCTTCAGACTCAAGATTTAAAGAAAATATCCTTCCTATAGCCAACAGCATAGAAAAAGTAAAAGCACTCTCTGGAGTAACGTTTGATTGGACGGATGAGTACATGGCTGAGCATGGGGGAGAAGATCCTTATTTTATGAGGAAAAAAGATGTAGGGGTTATAGCACAAGAACTTAAAAAAGTTTTGCCCGAACTAGTGGCAGAGAGACCTGATGGAACTTTAGCCGTTAAATATGACAGAATTAGTGCTCTACTTATTGAAGCGATCAAAGACTTGATTGAGATTGTGGAGAAAAAACAGTGACAATAAAAGCTTCAGGGTCTTCGTTATCTTTTAGTGAAATTTTTACCGAGATGAATGGTCCGGTTTATGAAGGAGTTCAGACTCAAAGTAATGTAAGTATGAGATGGTGGATAGGACATCCACTAGACAGTAATACTACTCCTGGAATGCCTCAAGACACTAATCTTAGTATGAGTGATTTTTATAGTAAAACACGGTATGGATACGATGAAGATTCTTTTAGCAATAGATTTATAACAACTTTTAGTAATGGAGATATGGCTGTTGAGTTGCTAGATGATTTTGGTTTTACTACTGCTACAATTTCTAGTTCGGCTACTGGAGGTACGCTTCCTGCCCTGGGGTATGGTTATGATGGAAATAACTTAGGTCCCAGCAATCTAAGTGTCCTCCAGGGTAGATTTGCAATATTTACTATTCAGTATAAAAGTGCATATACAGGCGGGAAGATTACAATGTCAGCCCAACCTCCTGGCTCGGGCTGGATTAATGGATCTTTAGTCAATCCAAGGACCTTGGTCAGATTTAATACTAATGGGGGCTCTGGAGCGAATTTTACCAACTACTGGAGTGTTGGCAATATACGTTTTTACAATGATAATGTTGAAAGAAACCTTTTAAACTCTACTATGGCTACCCCTATGGATAGTGTATATGGAGGAAGAAATTTTCAACTTTCTTTTAGGATTTTAATGGAAGAAGCTGTAATTTCAAATACGAGTGCATCTTCCCCCTTAATTTTTAGGACTAGAGAAACTGCAACAGGTCAAACAGCTATTTATCGAGAAATTGGTATTTATTACGGGTTTGTTTAATAGGATAATTTTATGGAACCGACAGAAACAAAAATTTTACATATTTTAACATATACTAACCATGAGACATACCCAGATAACTTTGCGTATGCGGTTCAATATGTTTATAACTTTGAGCACGAAGGAAAAAAAGTTAGTAGCGCATTTACAGCGGAACTAAACACTGATAATACAGATAACTATATTCTTTGGGAGGAGCTTACAGAAGAAACTGTTTGGGGCTGGATATCTGACGAAGAGCTGGCTAGTACAAAGGCTGTAGCTATGCAACAAGCTGATGATAGACTTTTTCCTGATTATACTACTCACGAAGTATTTCCTTGGGAGGAATAAAAAGGCTTTATGCCTGATTACGTCATTGAAGATCGCTTCGTCAAGTTCAATCATGATTTGAATGACGAGTTCATATTGCAACTTGGTAGGCTACCTAATTGAAAACGCTAAAACACAACAAAAAGAAATTGACGAACTTAAATACAGAGGACTAATCCTCACGCTAAATTATTGGGAGAAATAAAATGGCAGTAACATATGTAAAAAACGAAACTTTTGACGGAACTCGAGTGCAGACAATGACCGATCCAGATAATGAAGGCGAAACTATTAGCGAAACTTTAACGGGCATCAGAGATATTGAAGTCACGTTTACAGAAGACGCTACTACACCAAACACTACACATACTCGCATGGTAAACGTTTGCTTTGCAGCAGATGGAGCCTATGATGAAGCCGCTACCGATCTTCGTATTGCAGAAGTTGCTGCTGGAGTAGGGCATAAGATTGCTGCTGGAGTAATTTCCGCATCTGCGGAGTAAGAAGTGACTACTCCCGCTTCAGGTGTTCCTTGGGTAAATAAAAAAGGGGCTCAAGGCCCCTTTTCGTTTTACTGTACTATTTCACCCTCTGCAGGAGGTGCTTCGTCCATTTGCGGATTTGCAATTTCTTCTTTCAGAAGAGTAGTAAAGCCTTGTCGTGCCACTTCAATTTGATCTGCTCGTGCAGAATTTGCAGTAGCTTGTTGCTGAAGATCCTGCAACTGACTTACCATATACTTGGCTTTGTCAGAAAGATCTTCAATTATGTGGTTCTCGCCATCTAGAACGAGAGTTGGCTTGTCTTGTACTTCAGTTGTCATAATAAGGTTCCTTATTTAAAAATGTCTTGCCAGTTACCAGTAGTACTGGCTCGGGCGTATTCTGTGGAACGATTTTCGAAAAAATTCGTGTGTTCCACTGCGTTTACCATATAGTCTAGCCAAGGAAGAGGGTTGCTTTCTGAATTGAAAATCTTCTTCATACCTAGACCCATGAGTCTTTTGTCAGCAATATACCGAATATATGCCTTTACTTCAGCCGCTGACAGGTCTTCTACTTCGGTAGCCCCAAAAGCAACATCAATAAATGCATCTTCTAGTTCTACTACTCTTTCAGCAGCACAATAGATTTCATACTTTAATTCATCATTCCATATTTCAGGGTTCTCTTGAATATAAGTTCTGAAAAGTTTTGACATTCCTTCAACATGTAAGCTCTCATCTCGAATTGACCAGGTAACAATCTGGCCCATATTCTTCATAAGATTGTGGCGCGGAAAGTTCAATAGAATAGCAAAACTACTAAACAACTGTACTCCTTCCGTAAATCCACTATATACTGCTACAGTTTTAGCAATATCTTTCTTACTATCCATGTTAAAATTAGTCAAATATTCATGTTTATCGGACATTTCTTGAACATCCATAAACATTTGATATTCTTCTTCAGGAAACCCAAGAGTCTCTAGAAGAGTAGAATATGCGTCCTGATGAACGGCTTCCATTGCTGCAAATGCAGACAACATCATTCGTACTTCAGGAGCTTTAAACGTAGGCAGATAATGCTTCGCATATCCACAGCAAACGTCTACATCACTCTGCGTGAAAAAACGAAAGATATGTCCAAGTAAACGCTTACTACTATCATCCAAAGAACGATAATCTTTAAGATCGTCTGCCATTGGAACTTCTTCAGGCATCCAATGAAGATGCTGCTGCGTTTTGTACGCTTCATACGCCCAGTTATACTGAAACGGTTTGTAATAATTTCTTTCATCTGTAACCATAAACTACCCCTCACAAGCTAGACACGAATCTTCGTCGTCAAATATAAAATCTCTTAATTTCTCGTCAGATACTACTTCTGCACGTTTGTATGCTTCACTTCTAGCGTAATACAAAGTTTTCATACCACGACGCCAAGCAAGCATATGAACATTGTGTAGTTCCTGTTTACTTACATCTGCTGGGAAGAATAAGTTTACAGATTGTGACTGGCAAATATGCTGCTGTCGATCTGCCGCAAACTCTACAACCCAACGCTGATCGAGTTCAACGGCTGTTTTAAATACATCTTTCGTCCAAGTATCGAGAAAATCAAGATGTTGAACGCTGCCTCCGTGTGTCATAATATCTTTCCACACTTCGTCGTTATTCATTCCTATCTCATCAAGAACATGCTCCAAGTATTCGTTTTTCAGAAGACTTGTACCAGACTTTGTTTTCTGGGTAAAAGCATTTGCACGATATGGTTCAATGCTTGGACTAGTGTTACCGCAGATAATACTACTGCTAGCATTAGGGGCAATAGCAAGAAGGTGGGCATTACGAATTCCATGACCGACTCCATCAGGACACTCTCCTTTCTCAGCAGCTAACTGCTGACTGGCTTCAAGTGCGGAAGACTTTATATGGGAGAAAGCTCTCATATTAAAACTCTTCGCCATCGCACTTTCAAAAGCAATGTTATGCCGTTGAAGATAGGCGTGAAAACCCATTGCTCCAAGACCAATTGAACGCTCTCTCATCGCACTATACTTTGCTTTCTCAAGAGAAGAAGGCGCGTGCTGAATAAAGAACTCTATTACATTATCAAGCATACGAACTAAGTCAGGAATGAACTCGGGAATATTCTTCCAGCTTTCATACTCTTCCAAATTCACACTAGAAAGACAACATACTGCGGTTCTCTCTTCATTCGTGGGCAGAGTAATTTCTGAACACAAGTTAGAATGATGAACACGCAAACCTAAGTTTCTTTGATACTCTGGAAGATCGTTGTTTACTGCGTCTTCAAACATAATGTAAGGTTCGCCAGTCTCCACACGGTTCTGAATGAGTTTCACCCAGAGTGCTTTCGCTGCTACAGTTTTAGTCACTTTATTACTATGAGGGTCAATCAATGCCCAACTGTCATCAAATCCTGGCTCTTGTGTCGCTTGCGCGATAAGCTTCATAAAGCTATCAGGAATGACCACAGCATGATGAAGATTGGTAGACTTTCTATTGATATCGCCGCCAGTAGGCTTGCGTACATCGAGAAACTCCTCAATCTCGGGATGAGAAATGTGTAAATAAGCTGCATATGAACCTCTCCTAGTTACTCCTTGTGAGAAAGCCAGCATCTCCGCGTCAACCACTTTCATAAAAGGGATAACGCCGGTGCTTTCGCTTCCGTTACTTGTGCGTGAACCTACAGAGCGAATGCTGCTCCAGCTTCCGCCCACGCCACCACCTACGGAAGACAAGAATGCGTTCTCCGTATAATGTCCTGTTAGTCCTTCTCTACTATCTTCAACATAGTTGAGAAAACAAGAAATAGGTAGTCCACGAGTAGTCCCTCCATTCGAAAGAATTGGAGTAGAAAACATAAACCACAGATTACTTGCGTAATCATACAAACGCTGTGCATGACCTTCATCATCTGCGAAGGCTTTCGCCGCACGTGCGAAAGCGTCCTGAGGCGATGATTCACCTTCTATTAAATATCTATCTTCTAGCGTCTGGATACCAAACGTGGAAAGAAGACGATCTCTTCCATAATCAATTAACATTTATATATTCCTTTACTCGCTCGTCTATTTCTAGTAGACTATGCCCAGGATGTTCTATAGCTTCAGCACAATAACTGACCAAATCCATCATCCTATAATTTTTAAGTATTAGTTCCTTGCTCGCATTAAGAGCTTGAATATATTTATATCTACTAGGTATAGGTATAGCGTCGTAGATATCAAACGCTGTACCGTATTCTTTGATAAGTTCCGTAGCCCTTTTAGGGCCAATACCCGCAACTCCATCAATATTATCTCCCTTATCGCCTGTTAGAACTTTAAAAGAGATGTAATCTTCTTGAGGAAAATCGAAAAATTCCTCCCAATTAAACACCGTAGTTTCTTTACGAGTTACTGTAGAGAATCTAGATACATTTTCATTTACGAGTAAGTCCCAGTCACGGTCACTTGAAATCATCCATATATCTTCGATACCCATTTCTTCTCGTTTTGATACTACATAAGCTACCAAGTCATCGGCTTCCACATTAGCGTATCTCAGCAAAAGAAACTGTTCTTCTAACCCTTCTAGAGTTCTTTCATACTCCTCGAAGAATAACTTAATATCCTCTTTCTCTTGTTCTGTTTGATCTTTGTATTTTTCTGCTCTATTCGCTTTGTACTGAGGATCAATAAATTTTCTATAAGCACTAGACCCCTGGTCTCCCGCTATAATAATTTTACTACAATCATATGATTGAGCCAAACTCTTTACAGTATTAATATAGTCCTGTTTAAAATCTAACTTACCTTGGTGTTTCCAACGAAATGCTAAGTTCATACCGTCAACAATAAGAGCGTTCTTATTAGGTTCCATTATTCGTTCTTTAAAACTGGCCACGAGTCCACTCCATCTTTTCATTTTCTAGCCATTCTTCGGCTAGACATACATAGCAATCTAGCCAGGAGATGTGCATGTATTTTGTATTTTCAGGTTTTATGTTTGTTACCACAAATACCTTTGAACGAGAATACTTAAAAAACAACAAAGGTTGCTGTAGTTTAAGCTCTGCTTGTTTTACTATCTTCTCCCACCAAATCAAAAGGTAATTAGTTTTATTTGTAAATACCTTATCACTTAGCGGAGATTTTTCATAATTCTTTACTTCTATACAAAACGCATTATTAGCGTCTGGTATATATAAATCGCCTTTCAAGTAAGCGAGAGCCCCCGAACTGGGGACTCTCTCAAACTGTAGGCCAGAGGCATCACGAAGCATATCTCTTACAAGATACTCTCCTCGTTGTCCTTTCGCTCTCGAATCTACCATTATGCTACCAACCTACTTATACTTGAGCTTTTAATTACTTCTACTTTCTCTAGTAATGGATGAGACCACCCATGATTTACTAGATAAGTATTAAGCTCTTCCTCTAATAGAACTTCTACCAGCTTTTCTTTTCCTACCTCATCCAGTACTGTCATAACTTCGTCCAGAAACAGAACATTAATACGACTAGAGGATAAACTGCTCATCAACTTGCGAATAGCAAGAAGAGTAGCTGTATTTACTCTTGCCAATTCTCCACTCGAAAGTGCTAGAATATCTACTACGTTTCCATTATCTGTGATTTCTACGTTGAGTTTATCGTTATTCACGGCAAAGTTCAATGTAAAACGACCGTCTGAAAGTTCTGCGAGGTATTCGCTCGTTAATTCTTCCAGTTCTTTAACAAGATTTTCGATCTTGTATGCAATGAGTCCGTTTGTACTAAAAGCTTTTTTCAAGATTTCAAGATTACCTTTCTTAATTCCTAGAACATTATATCGAGATACTACTTCTTCGAGTTGTTTTTCGAACTCAGCCGTTTGTTCAGTTATAACTTCTATTTTAGCGTTATAAGCTGAACGAGCTTCGTTCTCTCTCTGCATCACATCTATTTCATTTTTCTGTGTTGCAATAGTATTCCGGATATTAGTAATGCGAACTTTGAGAACTTCTTCGTCAACTAATACAGTAGGAAGTGTACTATCAACCGAGCGATATAACTCTTCCCACTCTTTCTGTTTTCTAGTCTTTATTGCGAAGTTTTCATTGTTCTCTTGAATCTCTTTAATTTTCTTCTGGATATTTGTGTGCTTGTCTTGTTCGATTTTAACTTTCTCTTCTTCTTCAGAGATATGTTTTTTCTTAAAATCTTCTGTAACGGGTTGTTCACAGGTAGGACATACATTTTCCAAGTTCTCCATCTTTTTGATGATTTTTTGTCCTGAACCGATAGACCCCGCTATAGCGCCTAGCTGTGACTGCAACTCATCGTATGAAATATGCTCGGAAGCTTCAATTGCTTGAATTTCCTGTATATTAATTTCTTTCAACATACTTTTATATTGATTATTTTGAGAAATTTGACGATTTGTTGATGAAATATTTTTAATTTCAGCCATAAGAGAACTCAATGCTTCCTCATCCTCATCCGAGATTTTCGGAAGATTTACAAGTTCTCGTGGGGTAGTATCCGTCAGTTTATTATTTTCCAACCATTTCTCAACAGTGGAAATACGACCTTCAAGCTGGGCATATTCTTGTTCAACCCCTCGTGAAGCTTCTTTAAAAACTTCAAAGAGATTTACATACTTTTCTAGACCAAGCAAGTCTATCAGGAACTTTTTACGGTTCGCATCGGTAGCAGTAAGAAAATTCAAACTAGCGTTAGGATGTTGATATACTACTTGTGTAAAAGTTTTAAAGTCTACGCCAAGCACTTCTTGAATAGTTTTATAAGTATTGGTAGCCGTATGACTACCAATATCTTCACCATTCTTAATGAACTTTACTTTTAAGTTAGACTTTCTTTGAAGGTCGATCTCATACTCGTCAGCTTCTTTACTGAACGTAAGGCCGATAGAGTATCCATTCTGCAACTCTCTGTTAGGAATATCAGCTTTCTTAATACCTTTCGAGTTTTTGTTAAATAGAACTTCTTCCAAAATGAGAGGAATAGAAGATTTTCCAGCGCCATTGTAACCCAAGATTTGAGTAAGTCTGGTGGAAGCTAAATCGAGTTCATTGCCTTCTCCATAAGAGAAACAATTACTCCATTTCAATATTTTTAGCGTAATCATTATATAGTCCTAATATTTCGGGTATTTTATCTTCAGCTATTTCTAGCACGTAAGTTAAGTATTCTACTAACTCTTCTCCAACGGAGAACTCTTTATCCAAAACAAGTGTCGCTTCAGAACTTCGTTTTACAACTTTCTTATCGAGAAGGTCACTGGAGCCTACTTTTGCTAGGTCTCCGAGGTCTCCTTCTAGTTCGTAAATAACATGATCATATAGCCCCGTGATCATTTCAGCAGGGTCACTGACTGTTTTACGAATAAGTTGTGGAAGCTCCATTTTCTCCCAGTACCAATCCCAGTCTTCAAGTATAACTAGAACTCCCGTTTCTACTTTCGATCTATGAAAGCTAGTAGTCATCGGACTTCCTGGGTATACTATATTTTTCTGGCAATTAGAGTGGGAATGCAAGTCTCCCGCAAATACTTTTGGAAACCTTGCAAATCTTTCTAAGTCTACTTCCGGCTGAACATGAGGGGGTATTTCACCCCTCACATGAGTAAAGACCGGAAAGTTCTTATTCAGCATCTCAATAGAATTCTTCTTGTGTAAATCACAGTAAGGAAGAATACTAAAACCTCTTTCATCTTCGTATGCTTCGTCAATAATAGTAACCTTATCGTTTAAGGAATGGGTTACTTCTTTTAACGCCGTAAAGAATGTTTTATTCTTTCTAGTCGCCTCATGATTACCGTCATAAATGAGAGTTTCAATCTGACAACCTTTTACAAAGGTAAAATACAGTTCTAGTTCTTCAATAGTTGGAACTCTATCAAAGATGTCGCCGCCAATAATATGCAAGTCTGCATCATCTTCCAACAAATAAATCTGGTGAAAGAAGCTGTCATAGCGAGCACGTGCCCAATTGACGGGTACGTTCTTCTGACCTAATTTTATGTGCCAATCGGCGGAGAATAGTATTTTCATTAGCTAATGTCAAACTCGTCTTCAATTGAGGAATCAACTTCATCCTTACCAGAACCGCCAGTAGCAAGTCGTTCCAGAAGCTCTTTCTGAGCATCTGGAGTTGGTCGAGGAAGCAACTCATCGATAGAAGTAGCACCAGCTACAGCAGCTCTCTCGTCATCATTTAAAGGACGAATACCTTTCTGACATTTGAGAGTTTGAAGAGTATATTCAACATTATATACGTTTGGTCCAGTCTTGGTACGCTTAAAGTGAATGTCCCAACCTACATCTAAGTCGGTAGGGTCGCCCAAGTCTTCAGCAGCAACTAGAATCTGATCCATTAATTTTTTCTTTAGATTAAATACTTTGGTTTTACCGTCTGAGGGATCAATACACTGCACAGAGTATGACCAGCCGCATTTCAGGTCAGGATAGAATTCTCTAACCCAATCTTTTTCTACGTTTACAAATGCTTCTTTCTGTCGATCAAAAGATAGACACTCCATAGGAATGTTCTTATCGTTCTCGCCTTTAACCCAGTAGATATACCGAGGAAGAAGGTCTCCAAAAATACGAACGCAGTTGTCGCCGTTCTTGTAAGTGAATTGTTCTAGTGAGGACTTCTTAGCCCCACCAGCAGATGATGTAAATTTAATACCCATAGTTTTTTCCTTTAATGTGTGACTTCTTCCCAACAGAAGAATATTTCATCTTCTATTCTGGATAGTAGCCTGTTGTTGTCAATAATTTCAGTAGGAACCGGTGCTAAGAATAGGTTCAGACTGCGTTTGGTTGTGGCTTCATATTCAGCATAGCTGCGAAAGCTGGCCAGTGCCACATACTGGGCCAACTCATTATCACCGAACTTACTTCGGTTTGATATTATTTTTTCTGGGTGCAGTATAAAACTATCACCTGACCAGTCTTGTTGTGACAAGCGATAGATAGAGTCGTACCTATTTCTAGGTAGAGTAGGATATGTTAAATAGGCAAGTAGCGTAACTATTGAAGAAGAATCTCCACTCGTTGCCGCATACATTTTTGCCCAGTTAAAAAGAATCACTGCTATGTTCTCGAAGTCAAGTGTATATTATACGGGGAAATAGCTCCCGTGTCAAGAAATTTTTTTCACATGTCCTTAAAGAAAACATTATACCCTTGCTGAAGGTAATGACCTAACCGAAGTTTGGCTTGCTTCTCAGCCGTCTTTCCTTTAAGATTAATATCTACTACTACAGGGTCTATCTTTCCTGGATATTCTCTGATAACTCTGCCTACAAGCTGGGTTAATAGAGGTGTGTTGCTTACTGGAGTGGCAAGTATTAAACAACTTAAAGGATTAACACTAATGCCTTCCGAGAAAATACTTTGAGTCCCTAGGAGTATATCTACTTTTCCACTTTGAACTCTTTCTATTTTCTTTTCCCTCTCTGCTAGAGGAACTTCTCCAGTAATCAACTCACAATGTTCGCCTAATGTTTCTTTTACTCTTTTTAGAAAGTAAACTCGGTCAGACAACAAGAGAACTTTATGTCCTTGCTTTCTATACGCCGCAGCGAGAAAACAAATTAACTTTCCGTACTCTTCTTGCCGAACCAAATCATTAATACGGTTTGCCCAAGGTATCTTAGCCCCATCCATAAATCTTATCTTTGTTTGGATAACCTCTATAGTTGGTTCCATATAATTTTCTTTGGGTGGAGTGAACTTAGTATGCCCAAAATAATCAGGCATAATAACATGTTTTCCATCCTTTCTTTGAACCGTACCAGACAACCCTATTTTATATCTAGCATAACTAGCATCTACTAGCTTACTGAAAGTGTTAGCGGGTATATGATGACACTCATCAATAATAATGGTTCCGAATTCTTTTTCTATTTTTCCACGCAACTTGTAAAGCGTTTGTATATTGCCAACGACTATAGGAGGAGAAATGTCATACTTCCCAGACCCTATAATCCCTGGCTCTATACCAAATACCTTCCTTATCTCCTTCTCCCACTGGGTTCGTAGAGACACTGTATGCGTAACTACTAGAGTTTTTTGCCCAAGCTTTGCAGCAACGGCTAATGCAGTAAAAGTCTTACCCCAAGATACAAAAGCATTGATAATAGCATTATCTTCTATAGCGTCGTATACATCCTGCTGACTTTCCCGAAGGTCAAATCCGAACTTTGGAAAATCTACGGGCAGTAGTACTCGCTTATCTTTTATTTCATACCCTTCAGGAATTAAGTCGAAGCGTCCAACAGGTATAGATACTAAACCATTTCGTATCTTCCTAACATTTTTAATCATGGTAGGAGCTACATCCGATCTATATGAATCTATTTTATAGGTCAAAGCTTTATCCAAGGCATTAAAAGCCTGGGGATCAATGTCCATATAAATTCTGTTGGATACTACCGCTTTCACTTTTTAGTCCACATCTCTTCTTCTAGTTTTCTTTTTTGGTACTCTTCTTTTCTTTTATGAACTACGAAGTTTTCTACCCAAGCTAATCTATCAGTCAAAGTGTCTAATCTACTTAGGGTTTGGTCCAACTTTCGTGTTAGCTCATCAATAACTACATCTTGTTTCATATGATACCTTTTGTATATTTCTCAGTAAGGTAACTTCTTACAAAATCACTTCTTACAATATCAGATATGCCAAACTCAATAAAATCAAACTCGTACATACCTTTAATTATCTTAATAAAATCTTTCAATCCACTATTTTTAAGGTCAGACTGGAAGAAATCACCGCAGAAAATAATTCTACAATTCTTACCTACCCTAGTGATAATGCTGTCTAACTCATGGAAAGTCATGTTTTGACATTCATCCACAATGATCACACTATCATTAAAAGTTGTTCCTCTTATGTAAGAAGTAGTTAAAAAATTGATAACTCCTTTTTGCTTTAGCTGTCCATAGGGATTATCTCCACGACTAAACAGCTCTTGCATAATACTTACATAAGGAGCCTCATAGACTTTAGATTTTTCATCTTCTGTTCCAGGAAGAAATCCCATTTCCCTTGTGGGGACGGCACTTCTAACTAAAACTATTCTACTGTACTCTTCTTTTTGTAGGTCATCTAATGCTAGATATAGTGAGATAAAGGTTTTACCCGTTCCTGCACATCCATGTAACATTAGGTGCTTGTAAGAATCAAAGACTGCAACTTGAGACTTTGTTAAAGGCTCTATCTCTTTTAAATAAAAGTTCAGCGCTGATAGAGCATCTCTTTTTTGATTCCTTCTTCCCATTAAATTTTCCTCCTGCTATCTTCTAGTCTATCCTCTGACAAACTATATAATAGCCACGGGCGAGAGTTTAAGTGTAAAACTTGAGCCCAGTCCATAGCTAATGGGGGTTCTTTTACTATAAAAGCAAAGTTTACTCCCTTCAGCCAAATTCTTGAATGAGTATTTTGTAAGTCTTTTCTTACAATTCTTATTGATTTTATTTTCTGAAACTTTGTCCTTTCGTATGAAAATATAACTCCGTTATTATCTATCAACACTGTAGTCTTATTTTTTACAATGTCTAGAAACTCTTCGTATACGCCAGTCAGTCTTCTCTTTTTATGTGGTGTTTGTAGTCTTCGTTTTCCAAGAGTATCTCCAGGCTGATTTCTATCATCTACTACTAAGTCATTGACAAGCAGCAAGCCATCTCGAAGATAGAAATTCTCTGTGCCTAGAGAATACACAGGAAACTTTATAGACCGAAGTATCTGTTTATAGGTTAACGATATTACCATACTTTTTACTGAATTTACCCATTGAGTAATCCTCGCCAATCTCAAAGTCACAACCTACAGGAGCGCCGGAGATATAAATACCTCTGTCTCTTTGTATTTCGGTTTGTAATATCGAACAATATTCTTCTACTTCATCGTTCGGAACTTCTGCAAGCACGGAATCGTGAACCAGTGCGAAAATTTTACTCTTCATCTTTTTCTGGTTTAGTATTCCGTGAGCTTCTATAGCCCCGATTAAGTTTATGTCGGAAGCAGCAGATTGAACTAGGAAGTTAAGTCCAGATCTAATGGCATGTCCTTGAACTCCTTTGTTATCAGACTTAACATCAGGTAATCTTCTCTTTCTACCGAAATGAGAATAGATACTTCCATTCTTTCTGATAAGCTCTTTCTGAGCCTCAATCCACTCCTCTAGCTTCCAGAAAGCACCAAAGTATTCTTTGATGATTTGTCTAGCCTGGACAACTGAAAGCTTGCCTCCATCTTTAGTAACCTGCTCACTGATTTTATTTGCACCGGCTCCGTACATAATACCAAAGGTTACTGCTTTTGCTGCTTGACGGTAGGTTGTATACTTCTCTGCCACATCTTCGACTTCACAGTCTAGTTTAAATACTTTGTGTGCGATCGTAGAGTGAAAGTTTCCTCCAGAACGAAACACGTCCTGAAGCTCCAAGTCATCTGCCAATACGGCAGCGACATATACTTCGGCAGTTGTTAAATCCATTGCAACAATCTGATGGCCTTCGGGAGCACGAATACACCCTTTCACAATCGGATTGTCTCTCGGAAGTTGCTGCATATTCAGTTTACCACTAGAAGATAGTCTTCCGGAGGTAGTTCCATGAATATTGAAGTTGGTCCGTAAGTGACCGTCCCTATCAAGCTGTGGAATAATCTTATCGAGATAAGTATTCTTAATCTTAGTTTTCTTACGAACATCTAAAATTAACTGTGGAATCTCGTGTTGAAGAGCGAGCTTCTCTAATACTTCAGCATTAGTTGAGTTTTCTCCCTTCTCCGTCTTAATTCCAGTAGGCTCTAGCCCAACATAGTCGAACAATAACTTACGTAATTGTAGAACACTATTTGGATTAAAGTCTTTACCTTCTGCTGCTTGGAAAGCGGCCACACCAGGATGGCTTTGCAATTTACCAACAGCATCAGTAATTTCCTCTAGCATAAGATCTTGACTTGCTATGAGCCTTTCCTTATCAAAAGGAACTCCGTTATCTTGAACAGCCATAAGGAACCTACAAGCGGGCAACAAGATAGTCTTGTATACACGCATCAAGTTAGGATTACCCTTCTTCAGTGCTCTTTCAAACTTTTCAAAGATTGTGAAAGTAGCACAGGCATCGATAGCAGCATAAGTCTGCATAACTTCAAAAGGAATCCACTCCCATTTGAAATCATCTTTTAGCACACCATTCTGCTTACGATACTCGTCCATCCAAGTATACATAGGTTTCTCATAGTCACCATAGTCCGTGTACTTCATAGCGAGCATCTTCAGGCCGTGAGTGCCTGGATTCTCGTCAAGCATATAATGCATAAGCATAGTATCTTCAAACTGTGAGAGTTTCACATTGAAATGATACTCAAACATTGGAATATCGAACTTAGCGTTATGGAATACCATTCGCTTCTTATCGAATAACTCCTGAAGTTTCTCTTCTACAGACTCATCAATAGTATCGGCATTAATATAAGCACCTGAATCAGGTTGATAGCATAAGCTAATACCAAGAATATACCCATTCCGAGGATACAGACCAGTAGTCTCTGAGTCGATTCCGATAAAGTCGTAGGGCGAGTCAATACATCTTTGAATGTAATCCAAAGTCCCTTCAGTTGTTGTAATACCGACAAATTTTTCGTCATTTATTTCGGCCTTCTTCTTGTCGCCAGAAATATACCCAATGATATTGTTTCTAGCATCTTCCCAAGTCTTCTTAGCCTCTGGCTTAAAAGATAGCATTGCGGGATTAATAGTAGGAAGAAATTTATCATCTACTATAGTTCCAGCATATTGCATAACTTGAGTTACTTTCGTATAATATTTTAGTGGTTCTGAGCCAATTAGAATTATCCATTCATAGGCATCAGGATTAAACTCCAGATCTACGTCCTTCATTAAAACTTTGGATAGCGTAGGGTCTGAAGCAAGAGAGAATCGGTCAAATTCAAACTCATTCTCGAATAAGCGAACGTAATCGTTTCTACTTGGTTTTGATTCAATCAAGGCTATACTAGCCATATAGTTTTCTCCGCAGTCCAGTTACTTGGTTTTGTCCGAGTGAGCCTGGATCTCCAGACTTTAAACTAATTACTCGAACGGGAAAGTCTCTCGCTAATTTCTTTACGTGTTCTGCTGCTTGAATTCCTGCTTGGTCAGCATCGAAAATCAAGTCAAGGCCCGTAACGCCTGAAATCTTTAAATAATTAAACTTTGTTTCGTTAAAATTCTTAACACCGAAACAACATATTGCATTCTCTAGTCCTTTGTCGTGAAGGTTTATCATATCAAATATACCTTCTACGAGAATAACACGCCCCTGTAGTGGGCGAACTTGTGGAAACAGAGGCAGTTTTACTCCGCTAGGGTAGAACATATACTTATTGTCTAAGGTTCCTGTCTCATCACGACCTTGGAAAGCGACTATTCTTCCACTGGCGTCCTTAATAGGAAAGTTGATCCTCCCTATAAACTGCTTATCGTGATGACGAAACGCTTCAAATCTTCTATAAGTTTCTGGCTTTATGTCTCTCCAGTTTCCGATATAGGACATAAATCCTTCGGGCATTGAGAGACCTACACCAGCAGCTCGTAAGTTATTGATAAGTCTTTTTAGTTTTTCCCTACGCATTTCTGTTTCACTATAATCTACATTATAGTGGCGGAATAAACTACCTTTGTAACCGCAAGAGAAACAATTGAACACCCCAAGAACTTTGTCAATCCTCATACTAGGATTGCCATCGTCGTGTTCTGGATTGAGACAGCGAATTAAAACATCTCTGCCAGAGAGTTTGTAATAAATACCTCTCTCTTCAAGTAATTCAATTACTGCACTCATAGTTCGTATACCTCTTCATCGGGACCGTCTTTGTCTTTAATATAACCCGTCTCAGGGCCAATAGCTAAAGACGCCCAGTCCATAGTAGAAGTAAAACTTACTTCATCAGAGTTTCTCATTTTTGCACAATTAAAGCTAATGATATTATCTTCTTTAGCATGTGCGTCAAGAGTAAAGGCTGCATCCGCAGCATCTAATATACCCTTAGCAAATCGAGCTTCGCCGGAAGCATCAATCTGATAAGGAGACACCATAATAAATCCATAGTCTTGTGCATAAGTTTTCAACGCTTTACTTACTTCTATCTGTTCTGTCCAGTCATACTGACCCATACGCCCATTGGAAACCATAGAACGCTTTACTTGGTTGATATAGTCAACGATTACAACTCGTGGCTGTAGTCTTGCTACTTTCTTGTCTAGCTCTGTACGAATATTTGCTAGAGTTAGAGAAGGTGCATATACAACATCAATCTGCTTTTCTCGCAAAGGCTTTGCTGTTAGTTCGTCATGATAAGTATCAAAGTCACGATGTGAAAGATAGCGAGAAAATGCTCTCTCGCCGTCTTCAAATCGTTGAGACCACCAACGAGCAACCTGTTCCCACTCACCTATAGATAGGTTGCGGTTGCGTATTGCAGCCGCAGGAACTCCAGTAGATATACTACATATCCTCTGCATAGTTGCTCGTGATGACATCTCTATCGTAAAATACATTACTGAATGGCCGGCTTCATAAGTGCTAGAAGCGATATTAGCGCAGGCAATAGACTTACCAGCACCACGCTTTCCACCAATAAGTACAAGATCGGACGGGCCAAAGGTTTGAATACGATCAAAGTCGTGATTCAATCCTAAAGGAACATTCTTTTCCAATTCTTCAATCGGGTCAAACAATTCCATTTTTCTCATATTTGTACTTGTATCTTTGAGGTCAACTTTCTCCTCTACTGATAATACAATATTCTGTAGACCCTCAATATTTTCCTGGGCGGATTCCATTGCAATCGAATCAGTAAGATAGGTTTCTAACTGGTTCATGATTTCAATTTGAGTGTATTCATTCTTGAGATACTCTAGTAGAGTAGCGCCGTCTATGTCTACTTCGTCAACTTTTTCCAAGGCGAAGAAACGGTCACGAAGGGTCGCGTCTCTTACGGAAAGTCGTAAGTCATCAAAAGTAGGAATAACACTATGAGTTTCTACATGCTTATTTATGTAAGCCCAAATAGAGGCAAATTCAGTCGGAAAGTAGTGCTTTTGGCAGTTCGACCAAGTTTCTATATCGCTTTGCGCGATAATAGTCTTGAAAAGAACGCTTGCCAGGTTCACTATTGGTCATCTCCGTAATAAGTATTAAGCGATAAAAAGCCAGAGAGGGGCACAAAGCCCCACTCCAGCAGGGGGAACTAGGGGATTAGCCCGCAGCTTTAGCTGCTTTTGCTGCACCATCATAGTTAGAAGCAGTAAGGCCACGTCGAGTTAACATAGTCTTAACACCTCGGGCAGTTTTGCCAATTTGCTCTGCGATTTCTTCGACAGACAAAGAAGCTACGTCTACACCTTCGAGAGGATCAGCTTTAGCCGCAGCCTTGCTTTCCTTTTGTGCAGGAATAGAAGCAATAGAGCCTTGACGTAACAAAGATAAAGCTTTACCACGAATTTGATTAACGGTTCGGCCAAGAGCCTCTGCGATATCTTCGAGGTATGCGCCGTTAGAGGCGTGCTTAACAAACTCTGCTTCTTCAGCATCGCTAAAGGTACGAACACTTTCTACTTTAGGAGTAGGTTTGACGTGCTCGGTCAATTGCATAGACAGCAATTTCCCTTGGATTTGCTTGGAAGAAAACTCGCCACCTTCAAAGGCTTCAGCGATTTGGCCGTAAGTATACTGGCCAGAGTTATCAGTTACGAAACTATTCAGAGTAGTTTCTTGTGCATCAGAGAACGCACGAGTAGTTACAGAAGCAGAAGATTCTACTTCGTGACCCATTTTACGCAGCTTAGAAGCTACAGAACGGGGTGATGTTTCGAGCTGGTCAGCAGCATCGACAACAGTTGCGTAAGTTACTGGGGATTCAGAACCTACGAAATCGGTAAGAGACGCTGTGCGCTCTTCAGTCCACTTTGGAATTGCCATAAAATTAATTTCCTAATAATTGGTTAAGGTTAGTTGTGATAGAGACCCCACTATCTCTAGCTTTCTTGGTTTTTGAAGATTCTAGTCCACTCTCATTCACTAGGATTGTTACTTCTCTTGTTAAGGAGGATTTCACAATATATCCCTTGCTAATGAGAACTTTCTCTGCTTCTGCTTTGGTTTTAAAGGATGTAAGTTTGCCACTAATGCAGACAACACCCTTAGGCTCAATAACAGAAACAACTTCATTTGACTCAAATGAAAAAGGTAGCCACTTGTACTCACGGAGAAACATGGTATTGTACCAGGTTAGCAAATTATTGCTAGCCTTAGGGCCAAGCCCCGCCTTAGTACAAGCCTCCTCGTTCAGGTCATAAATACTACTTACTACAGAACATAACTTTGATGCTGCCGATTTACCTATTAGTGGAATAGAGAAAGCGGGTAAGATTTCAGAAAGACTAACTTTCTTGGAATCTTGAATCTCTTCAAAGAGTTTTGTTGCAAGTTTTTCAGAATTAAGAGCCTCTACCATCTCACCCAAACTCAGTTCATAGATTTGAGGTATTGAAGTTATTCTGAGTTTCTGAATAGATGATGGCCCTAGCCCCTTAATTTTCAAAGTAGAGGAAAAGTGTTCGATTAACTTATAAGTCTTAGACTCACAAGAAGTATTATAGCAGAACAACTGATCGTTTTCCCACACCAAAGGTGAGGAACAACTAGGGCAGTGTGTTGGTGCTACAATTTCTTTCAAAAGACTTTCTCCTACATTTGAATAGATATTATACGGGGTTTGAGTTGAAAAGTCAAGAATTATTTTTTCGGAATAGCTAAAATAATCTCCTTCTTTATTTCGAAACACTCTGTATACCCACCGAACTTTTGCTGGGGTATATACTTGAATTGTTTGTATTCTTCGTGTAATGCTTGTTCTAGCGTCCACACATTAAAAAGTGAGTCGTGGTAAGTTCTCTGTATACGAATCTCGTAGCCATTAAACCCACGACTCCTTCTCAAAACGTCTTTCCAGTTTTTTCCTGAAGCGATGCCTATCTTGAGACATTCTCGTTTCATAGTACGTTTATTAACTAATACTACGCAGTAGAGTACCCCTTCGCGGGTAGCTTCTTCAGGATTATTCTGAAAATAAGTGAGGTTATAAACTCCACTCATCTGATAATTTTAGGGAAAGGAATAACATTTCCTACAGGCTTATCTTCCACGGACTCCGAGGACTCCGATACATAGATAATACCGCCTTCAGACTCTTCTATTCGTTTCTCAAATCCTGGCTCAAGATATGCTTCTAAAGCAGCAATCCAACCTTCCAGAATTTTGTCACGAGTTTCTTTTTCGATAGAAAAGAAATAATCATATAAGCCTGTGGCTGACACATAATGACTTCCATTGTCTTTTAGACCCATCCATCCAAAGATATTCTCGTCTTCCATACTATCATCAAACATTTATTTCCCCTTCCACGCGCCTTACGACTCTTGGTATAATTTCGCCGGATCGAATTACTTCGACAATACAACCTATCTCAAGGTTAAGCTCATTGATATACCGCATATTATGTAATGTGGCACGACCAACAGTAGCTTCTCCAATAAGCACAGGCTCTAGGATAGCAACAGGGGAAACCACACCGGATTTACCCACTTGCCAGATCACATCAAGTAGTCGCGTAACGACACCTGGAGGTCTTTCTTTCAAAGCAAAGGCACCACGAGGATGGTGAGCGGTGTAACCCATCTCTTCATATTTCGCATTGTTGTCAACACGGAACACTAGACCATCCTGCGGGTATCCTGCCCAGTTAGACGCAAGAACAGTATCGAAATTGTCCGAAGAGAGATTCGACATGTCTTCCGTCCACAACTTTTCCGCACGAGGCTGAATATCATAAGCTACGAATCGAACTTCTCTAGTGAGAAACTCTTCTTCAGACTTGAGATTCAACGCACCAGAAGCATAGTTTCTAGCGTTAGGAATAGTCTCAGGGGCAACAACTTCTCCCGTAATCTGAACAACACCCTTGCGAGTAATGCTAGTAGGGACAAGATGTTTAACTTTATTCATAATATTTCTGCCCTTCTTACCATTACCCCGAGTAAGAGCCAGCACTAATTCACCATCGTAGTAGCCCAGCGAAACCGCTGCTCCATCTAACTTGGGTGTGATTACTGTTGCTCCAGTAGCGTGGTCGTAAGGAGGATGTTCTTCACCCACAAAAACTTTCTGTAAGCTATACATAGGATACATATGATCGAACTCAAAGAATTCGTCACTATAACCTACTAAAGCGTAGTCAGCGTCTGCGGCAAGAACATCAAACTCAGCATCAGAAATTATGGGGTTGCCCTCATAATAAGCTTTGGCTGCTTTGGCTAGAAACATATTAGTCATAAATACCTTTGATTTAAAAAGAACATTATGAGGCCATTTCGTTAAAATGTCAAGAACTATTTTTGATATAGGTCTCGAATAGTTTCTCCGAAATGTTCCTCCAATACTTGTTTACTTTCAGCTAGAGACAAGATCTCCGCCATAGCAATAAACAATTCTTTTGAGGTTTCGACTTCAAGAGGTATAGAAAGACCCTTATTAGAGGGCTTCCACTCTTCATCAAAATCGAGAAAGTATTCTCGAAAGTGAAGATACTCTTCCTCTCGAAACTCATTCACCGTTAGTCGAACCTGTCTATAAGGTTCTGATACGATAATTTTCGAGTATGCTTCCATCATTCATTCCTTAGCACAGTGGATAAGGGAACGACTGAGGTAACATTGTCAGCTTTCATAAGGCGAAAAGAATCCGTGTCCCAACAAAACATTAGGACAGTATCATCATCTTCTTTCGCTCTATTTTTCTTGTCTTGAATGTAAGGCGTGCTGAAGTCAATCGTACATACATTGTACTTTGTCTTACGGGAGTTGGGACTCCTGTAAGTTATAATTGCATCTCCAGCACTATTTACTTTCTTCTTTAGCTCTTCTTTTTTCACTAATTAGCTCCAGTATTACATTGAGCAAAACCTCTTTTGTCTTTGTAATTTTTGGACTATTAGTGGTTGCCTCACGAGGGTGAATACGCGGCTAAGCATACTCAACCCCCGTGGGGACTTTTAAGAAGCTACTTTATTCATAGCATCTGCGAAGTATTGTGCAGCTTTACCAGTGAGCTTTGAAACAATATCCTCATCAATAGCTACACCAGCATCATTAAGAGCTGCTGTGAGTGCTTCCTGTGCGGCAGCTTTGCTGATTCGAGTTCCGCCAGTTGAAGCGGCTTTAGCACCGCCACTAGAAGCAGCAGGAGTTTTCTTGACGTATACTCCAGCTTTGGTTAGAATCATTCGCACACCATTAGGGCTCTCACCCATGTCTTCTGCGATAGCTTTTACAATCTCCATAGAGTTCTCTGGAGTTGGTTCTTCACTTGTGTAGGCATCAATTGCCTGTTGCTTGGATTCGTCAGTCCACGCCATTTTCTTTCTCCTGTTTGGTTTAAAAGGTAGACCGGCAGCATTGCCAGTCGCTTCAAGTTGTCGCATGTAAAAATTATATCCCATACTTTCCTCAATTTCAAAAACATATTATACTAGCTTTCGTCATCTGAGTCAACATATATTTCGGTGATATAGTTAATTAAACTTTCGTAATAAACATCGCTTCTAAAGATAAAAACAATGAAAAATGCGGGAGCACCCACTAATACTATAGGTATTGTGGTTCCATAATAAATGAGACCACCCGTAAAATTCCATCTGAAACCTACTTCTCGAAATGCTTTTACATTGAGGTAGATTATACAGATGACAGTTGTTAAACAAAATATGGCATAATAACTAAACTCTAGCGGTATTGATTCCATAAGTTTTCAAATGCTCCAATTTACCGAGGTCATACGCGGGAACAAAAGCATTATAGCCTCCCCCAAGATTGTCCTCATTACTAACCTCTCTTATCCACACACGATAACAGGGGCCGTAGCCTTGTTCGTGTGTGGCGTCAAGAGTTGCCATTACTTCACACGAAGTGTGGTACTTGGCTGACCAAGCAACCTCTCCAACGGCAAAGCTATCGGATACACACTCGTCTGGCAAGTATTCCATCTCATATCGTTCATCACCAGCCACCCTTCCAGGGACTCCCAGTTTCTCAACGATAGTTTTAACAAAAGCAACAGAGCGAAAGATTCTTCTAGCAATATCTGTAAAGCTCTCACCTGTTAGGTAAGACTCTACGATTTCTGCAATTTCAGCATTGTCAGCGGGTCTGCCACGCTTCTGTGCTTTTCGGGTTCTTCGGTACTCTTGGTCGCTCTCATAATCTTCAATAACTTTATTAAGGCGACTGGTATTATAGCTAATATTAAGAATACTACACGCTTCTTTTTTTGTAATCGGCTTTTCCGCTGACAAAAGTCGTATAACCTTTTTAATGTTTGCATCAGTTAGATTTTCTCCTTCTTGTTTTTTAATACCTCTTCTCATTTATGCTGCCCTTGTAATTCGTTGTTGATAATCTGCAAAATCTTCGTCCCACCAGTAAGGCTTATCTCTGTACTTCCAGCTTGCAAAAGTAGCTTTGTCAAGGTGATAGTAGCGTCTATAAGATTCTACTGGATCATCATAATCTTTTAGTTCGTCTGGCATAGCCAACCCGAAAGTAGTAAAACCCACACGCTCCATTCTTTGAGGTTCTGGTAGGTTATTTACTACTTGGGCTATAGACTTATGATCTTTTCCGTAACGGTAACGATACTCTTCGTTAAGAGCATTACCGTAGCAGTGAGTCCATTCGTGATTGTCGAGAGAGGAGCGAGCCCATATCGTACAAGGATGATTATACATCATTGGTAGATAGGGGGTCAAAGGTCTTTCCTCTGGTGGAAGATGTTTGATTTCTGCCTTCAGGCCGTTAAGATAGTCTCGTTCGTTTTTGTCAAGTGCGCGAGGCACAAAGCCAAGGTACTCGTCAATCCAGACTGAGGTACACAATATCTGAGCTACTTCTAAAGGCATTTTAACAATGTGTTTGTCGACATGAAACTCGGCACAACGGTCAAGGTCGTCGTCAAGATAAAATAAATTCATAACACACTCTTTTCACAATTTCCATTATTATAACAGCAGAAGAAAAAAATGTCAAGATTTATTTTTGCCCTCAACTACCAGTGACGCAGTGTATTAGCAATTATGAAGAAGCAGGTAACAAAGTTTACTAGAACGAGAATGCTGCGAAATATCATAACGTGATTGTCGTAGCCCTCTGTTTTGTCGTCACTAAAAGAACCGATTGCAAACTTCCAGATTGTTATTAGCTTACGCATAATCCTGCCGCTTCATTTTTGTCAGTCTTTTCTGAACTAAATCTTCTAGGGTACTACTATCTATACGGTAAGATGTTCTAAGGATGCGTGTCATAGCGATGACATCTGCTATTTCTTCAGTAAGATTTTGTAGATACTTAGGATCCTCTTCAGTTCCGTGTCTTAACACTTTAGAGCAGGCACGAATTAATTCACCACATTCTTCCATAGTAATTACTAATTGTTTCAACTTATTCAATTCCATTGGTGTATTCCATTAGTTCGTCAAACCCTCCGATACATACATCATCTACAAAAATCTGAGGAAAGGTTTTAAACTTAACCTTTGCCCAGAGTTCCATAATAGTGTAGTGATCGTCCAAGTGATAGTATTTATAATCTAGCTTGAGGTTTTTACATACGTTCTGTGCTTCTACACAATAGTTGCAATCCATCTTTCCATAAATTTCTATCACAGATTCTTAACCTTATAAAAATTAATATGGTCGGTCCAACCCTGAAAGGATTGCCGAATATGGCACCAGAACTGCCCATTATAGGGTGGCTGGTTAGTGTCTTTAGGGAAGTTTAAGTTAGTTTGTTTCATTTACTTTTCCTTAGGTTTAACAAATACTACAAGTGTTCTTCGAGCAAAATCTTCTGATTCTATATCGAAGAGTTTTAAAATTTTCTCCTTCCACCATGTGGGAGACTCTACAATAAGATGGGCGTTTCTTCCGTCTGACAGTATCTGTCTAGCAGGGTAACATGCAATAGTTAGGAAAGCTTTCTCAAGGGTACACCTTTGAATGTCTTCTAAAACATCATCTATCAATGAAGGCTCAACATGCTCTAAAACATCTATGCAGACAAGAAACTTTTTAGGTATATTAGTACTTGCTTTATCGGGGTATCCCGGATCATATTCCGTAACATCTATATTAGGATTATTTAAAGACTTTCTAAAACTACCATGAGCAGAGCCGTAATCAAGAACTTCTTCAAAGTTATTCTGCTGCATATAAGTTAGTATGCCTCCAGTATATAAAGGAGCTGTCTGACCCCAGGAATGGTTGGTTTCTCTATGTGTATCTTCTAATGTTTTTCTATATTCTTCTGATACTAGCATTCTCTAATTCCTCTTTTAAACTGCCTTTTCTGAATGTTGTTAAAGCACTGTCTGGCGTACAATTTACTACTATATTTCGTATAGGTTCTTCTATGCTATCAAATGCAGATAAAAACTTATGATAAGGACTATTTTTACTTAATCCGTCGGGATGTTCTCCAAAGAAATGTCTTACTCCGCCTATCTTTTGCATATTATAACCGACAAGTAAAAATCTGGAACAACCCATTAAAAATGCTATGTTTAACAACTGATAACCTGAATTACTGCCCCAATGTATAATACTAGAATCTGTGCTCAAACTTCTAGCATGTTTTCCTTCTACTATATTTAAGTTAAACTCAGAGTCTCTATACTCCTCTGCTTGTGTGTAAGCCTCTAAGTCTGGATATTTTTCTCTAAAAGGTTTTGCGTGTAGATCCCACCAAGCTTTATCGCAAGCATAATGAAGGTCTAAATAATCTACTAGCCTATAAGAATCATTACAACCAAAAATAATGAAATCATTCTTATAGGGTCTTATAGTCTCTACCACCTCTTCAGTCAGAGAAGGGCCTGTAGCTACAAGAATAGCCGGTTTGTTACGATACTTTAGAGGTATTTTCATAAATAAAAAAGCCGGACATTTCTGCCCGGCTTACCGTTTCTAAGCAGAAGCGTAGCTTACGGCCATATATGCTAGTGGTGCTGTTACGCACACTACAATTTGAAATACAGCCTCAAGTACACCCCACTTTTCTTTTACGAAGTTCTTCATTGAATTCTCCAAGTTACCCAATAGGTATTGATGTGGGCTTACTAGAGGGCGAATACGATAGGTCTATTTTTAACATTCCGTTTTCCATGGAAGCAGAAGAGACCTCTAAGGCATTGTCAAGCTTTAGATGCTTCTCAAAACTTTTTCCTGATATACCTTTGTGCACCCAGCCTCTACCTTCGTTATTCTCTTTTTTCTCACCTTTAATGGTAAGAATATTTTTGTGAACGTTCACTGAAATTTGGGTTTTGTTCCATCCTGGAACAGCTACTTCAACTATATAGCCATTTTCTACTTTTTCAATGTTATAACGAGGATATTCTGGTGCCTGTTGAGTATATAACGGGCTGTTAACTAAATTGTCGAAACCGACAAAGAATTTTTCAAGATTTACTGCATTCATAAGTTTTCTCCTTTTAAGAAAGATGAACTTGCCCCTTTCGGAAGCGTAACAATCGTTTTAATTTACGGATTTTGAAAAAGACACAGTTAGACTGGTATCAATTTCAGGGTATATTATATCACCTACACCAAATTGTGTCAAGAAACTTTTTTGCTCAAGTGACAGGAAAAAAAGTTCTTGACATAAAAGCCTTAACATCGTATAATATACACTTAATCAGAGGAGATTGTATGAAAGTAACCCTAGTTTGGATTACCCCCGAAGCCATGAAAGTCATCGCCTATTGTGCGAGAGTTAGTAATCCTGCAAATCAAGACAACGAGAGAACAGCCCCGAAGTTGTTGAAGTACCTTAAAAAAGAAGCACACTTCAGCCCATTCGAAATGGCAAGTGCTTGCATTGAAATCGAGACTACGAGAGACATTGCTCGCCAGATTCTGCGGCATCGCTCTTTTAGTTTTCAGGAATTTAGTCAACGCTATGCAGACCCTACTCAAGCATTAGATTTCTCTACGAGAGAAGCGAGACTGCAAGACCCACGTAACCGACAGAACAGCATTCCTGCAGACAATGACGGGCTAGAAATTGCTTGGCACACTAAACAGAGAGAAGTAATCGATGCTGCTACTGAAGCCTATACATGGGCTGTACGTATGGGAATTGCAAAAGAACAAGCGAGAGCAGTATTGCCAGAAGGTAACACTCATACTCGACTATATATGACAGGAACTTTACGATCGTGGATGCACTTCTGCGATCTACGAGGTGGAAACGGCACTCAAAAAGAGTGTTCAGAAATTGCAGTAGCCTGCAAAGAGATTCTCTGCCAAAACGGTGGAGACGTCTGGGGAGACTCATGAAACGTATTAGAAATACAATTTTAACTGTAGCAATTCTAGCTGGATTGTTATATACTAACTGGCAAAGCAGTATGATGCTTGTCAAACACCCTGAAATGTATCAAGGAAATCCTTACTTATGAATGATGTTTGGAATGGAGAGTCAAGAGGAAACAGTGATGTTATGCAAGAGCGCATACGAATTTGGCACAGAGACCGCAATTTGATTGATGGTAGTACTGATAAAGACCAGTTCTGCAAGCTCATTCAAGAGTGTGGGGAACTGTCAGACAATATGTGTAAGGGCAGAGACATGAAAGACGACATTGGCGATATTATGGTTGTGCTTATTAATATTATGGAACGCAATAACTACTCTATGATGGATTGTCTAGAGACTGCGTGGATTGACATTAAAGATCGCAAAGGAAAGATGGTTGATGGCATCTTTGTAAAGGAAGCAGATTTGTGAAACTTGTTGAGGCATTGAGAAACGGCAATGTCAATATCACTTACGAAAGTTTAAACAGCGGAAAAGAGATTACAAAAACATATACTTTGAAAACTATATTTAAAGTAAATGTTAATCTCAAATCAGATAAACTTATTGCTTATGATGTAGAAGCAAAGGAATGGGAAGACATAGAAAGGTCCAGCATTAAAAAATGGAGTATAAATGAACAGAGAAGAAGTATTTAACCAACTAAAGGAGGACGAAGGTGTCAAGTATGAAATCTATAATGACCATCTTGGCCTGGCTACTTTTGGTGTTGGTCATCTTGTTATTGAGAGCGATTCGGAATTTGGTTCGCCCTTGGGTACGTCGGTATCAGAGGAGCGAGTTTGGGAAGCGTTTGAGAAAGATCTGGACACATCTATTGACGAGTGCGAAGTTCTTTTTGGCCCCAAATGGCATGACTTTCCTGGAGAAGTTCAAGAAATTGTGGTAAACATGATGTTCAATATGGGGCGTCCTCGTTTGTCAAAGTTTAAGAACTTCTGTGCTGCACTAGAGGAAGGCGATTGGCCGAAGGCTGCTGTCGAAGGACGAGACTCGCGCTGGCATAAGCAAGTGACGAATCGTGCGGAACGCCTCATGGTACGACTAGAAAATGTATCTTAAACTCATACTTGTTCTAGGTGTAGTCGGAGCTGCTGGCGGTGCATATGCGTATCACCAAGTCACTGTTGCAAAGTTAGAGAATGCGGTCATTCAGTTAGAGGCTAATAATCGTACTCTTAAAGAGAACAACAATGTATTACAGGCAGCGGCCGAAAACAATGCGACGAAGGTCGCGGAACTAGAGGCTCGAAGAGAGGAACAGCAGGCTCAGGTAACTGAACTTACTGCTGTAACAGCCTCTTTACAAGCGGAGAAGTCTAGGTTTATGAAAGTATTTAAAGACCACAATCTTACTCGCCTCGCAAGAGCAAAGCCTGGCTTAATTGAAACAAGAGTAAATAAAGCCACGGCTAGTATCTTTAGAACAATAGAGGAAGAGTCAAAGGAGGTTGAAAATGCGAACGATTAGTATAGCATCATTACTACTTATTAGTGGATGTTCTTGGTTTGGCGGTAAGGATATGCCAGCACCTTATGTAATACCGGAACCTGTCGTAGTAACTAAAATAGAAACAGTTCCTATTCGTATCTATCAGCCGCCTCTACCTCGTGAAATAGACATGCTCGATGTTAACTTCTGGATAATAACTGAAGAAAACTATCAGGAGAAACGAGCAGAGATTGAAAAGATGCTTGATGGACAGTTTGTAGTATTCGCTCTGACGCCAGACGGGTACGAGAAGATGTCCGAAAATTTACAAGAGTTGCGCAGATACTTTAAAGAAACAAAAGAAATTATTCTATACTATAAAAAGGCCACTACTTATGAGACTGAAACAGAAGATCAATCACAGAATGGACAAGCTCCAGGAGATGATGGAAAGCAATCAACACCTGGAGAATGAAGAAGCGGCCTATGATCTTACCCTAGAAGTAAGTAAGTTTTGGTCTGTATTAGATGAAGCTGATAAAGATTACATACAAATGTGTCAAATGGCTATTGAAGAACAAAAGGAGTGGAATGTATGAGTGCGTGGGAGAAACAAGTTGGTGGAGACCACTACAAGAAGTATGCTATTCAACCTACAGAGTATGCTGAGAGAAACGGCCTTACTTTCTCTGAAGGTTGTATAGTGAAGTATATTACTCGTTGGCGTGACAAAGGTGGAATTGATGACTTGCGAAAAGTTATTCACTATGCGGAACTCTTAATAGAGTTGGAGATACAGGCAGATAAACAGGTATAAAGTTATTGACACAACAAGCTTTAGCCCATATAATATGCACATCTTAAAAGAAACAAAGGAAAAATATAAAATGTCAGTAAAATTCAAGCCTAATGAAATTGTTGTGGATCGAGCTACAAAAGTAAAGACGAAGAAAGTATTCCCAATTGCGGGAGTGAAAACTTCAGAGCTTGTAGAACTGTGCACAAAATCTGACTCTGATTTACGTCGGGGTGAAAGGAAAACCCGTGTGAAGGCACGAAACGAACTAGCAAAACGAGGAGTAGCGCTATGAGAAACTTTAATTTTAGCATGAGAGACCGAGATCATAATGATGAATCTATCTCTTTTGACTTTGACAGTAAGAATGATGCTGATGTACGACATAAGCTGCGTAAGTTTTTCAAGGCTTGTGAAATGTCTGTAAATGATGAATTTACAGATGAGTTATTTGAAAGGCGAACAATGGTCGCTATAAAACTAGAACAGGTTTGCAATGAGGGTACCGACCCTTCCGCAGAAGAAGAGCTTTATGACTTACAAGAAGCTTTTGATATGGTGATTGCGCATGTCGAATCCGAACTATAGATTGCTTCAGCAGGCGTTAACCGAACTGAATGCAGACGGTAACGAAGAACGTGGGCGTGAAGGAGAGGAACTCAAGATAACGTCTGACGGGTATGTGAATACAGCTCCGTCGGGCGAACTTCCAGTATGGAAAAAGGTAACAGCTCCTGGCCATCACGCCGGTGTTACAGAGGAACAGTGGGCAGAAGTATTAAAAGCACTACATAGGGAAAATAATTCTTGACAAGAATCCTCTTTGCCAGTATAATTATATTTCAAAAGAGGGAAAACTATGATAATTTCAGGAAGTATTGACTATTCTTACTCGGGTAGGAAGCGTAGTGTGAAAAGGACTCGGAAGACCGAACCAGTGTTTCGCCCCGCTTCTGGCCCTTTGTTTAAGAATATGAGGGAGGATAAGTACTACCCTTCTGCTCCTATGACGAAGTATAAGCCACCAGCGGATGTTTCGTACAAGCGAGAAGAAAGCAGAAACCATACCGTAGCGATTGCCTATAATAAGGGTGGTTACATGGTAATTGGTAAAGATAACATTAAGGACATTGGACGGTGATTCATACACCGCTATTTAGAGCCAAGGAAAGACATATACAAGATAGACTTGTTATGGTGTGCCTTGAATTTATTGAGCTGAACTACGATAAAAAGTTAGCACAACTCAGTAGAGAGGAAATGAAAGAGTTGGATGATTTTGCTTTTCGTAATGTTAGCTCTGTAATGTGCTATGGAATACGAGAAAATATTAAAAGGTGGGAAAGAGCACATGAAACCACCGTAGAGGGAGGCGAATACTTGAAAGAGTTAAACCTTCGAGAAGGAGAGGACTAAGTGGCATACAGCGAACAGGTTATGGATCATTATGAAAACCCACGGAATGTGGGAAAACTCGACAAAGATTCCCAGACTGTTGGTACAGGTTTAGTGGGTGCGCCTTCGTGCGGTGACGTAATGGTTCTACAGATAGACGTAGAAGATAATATTATCTTAGACGCTAAATTTAAAACTTATGGGTGTGGAAGCGCTATTGCTTCCAGCTCACTGTTAAGTGAGTGGGTAAAAGGCAAGAGCTTAGAAGAGGCTGGTAATATAAAAAATACGGACTTAGCTAATGAACTTGCACTTCCACCTGTTAAGATTCATTGTAGCGTACTAGCAGAAGATGCTATAAAAGCTGCGATAAAAGATTACAAAGAGAAACAAGTATGATGATGGATAGGTTGTATCAGGAAGCAGAAAGCATTGTTTTAGCAATGTGGGACGAAGAACCTGAAGAGATGGCGGCAGAGATTTCTGTTCAGCTTTCAATTAGCGCAGATTATGCGTGGGAGTTAGTTCAACAAGTTATTGTAAACGAAATTCGTATTGAAGAAGGTTACAATGATGGAGACAATGATTTATTTGATTGGGACGGAGACGCATTAGCCTCCGCAGGATTCGGAACTGATGAAGACTACTTCTAATATTATTGATTTCGCAAAGTATAAGAAAGCTAAACAGAGAGCAATCTCTGTAGTAGTAAATGACAGTTTTGACACTGCTACTTTTACTTATACCGTAACAAATGATATTGGAGAAATGTTTGAGTTTGAGATACCTTACCCAAATTATGATGATTTTTTCGACAGTTAATAAAAAATAGTTCTTGACACTTAACCTATTTACCGTTATAATTGTATTCATAAAAGAGAGGAAACTCTTTAAAAATCCACTAGAGATACCCCCTAGTTATTTGGAGTATCGCCCATACCCCTCAGGCGTAAGTGAGTGGAGGATTCTAACTTCCTCCTAGTTAGACGGTATAGTTGCTACGATAAGTGACTCTTCGGAAGGCAGTCCGATGCGGATATAAACTGCCCTTGGGGAGCTAATGACCCCGTTGCCCCATAAACTGGTACCGATTCCTATGGGCACGTCGAGTCTTTCAGGCTAGAGACGACGTTAAAACATAAACCCTGCCGAGAAGAGAACTCGTAGACCATCTCCGTGTATGCACGCCACGTTAATCAAAAGGATCTAATCCGGGTGTAGGTTTTAAGGCTTTTTTCCTGATAATAAAAGGCCACTATTTCTGAGATGAGGCAAACTGTCATGGAGTAGTTAAGACTTCCCCGAAGAAGCACTACACCTCATCGAACACCTGGGGGTGAGCAATCAGCCTTAAAGCGTAACGCGCCCCCACCTATTATAGAGGTCTTTATGTATGTATGTATTTGCAATAATATATCGAGTAAAGACTTAGAAAAAGACCCCTTTCTTATTCATAAAGTGGGGTCTAAATGTGGCAAATGTGTTGAGAGAAATCAACAAGTAGTTTGTGGAAACCTTAGCGTATTAGTAGAACCGGAAGATAGACTTCCAGCCATTCAAATGGCATAGCGATTTATAAAAGGAGTTCATACATGCCAGCAGGAAAAGGTACTTACGGCAAAAAGAAAGGAAGACCCTCTAAAAAAGGGAAGCAAAAGATGCCAATGGCTTTCTTAAAGAATATTAAGAAGAAAAAGAAATCAAAGAAGAAACGTAAATAATGGCTGCTCGTGGATTGTATGCAAATATAAACCGCCGAAAAAAGAAGGGTACTAGTAGAACGAAGAAAAAGTCTACTATCTCACCCAAAGCTTATTCCCTAATGAAAGCAGGGTTTAAGAAGAAGAGAAAGAAAAGTGGCAGCAAAAAAACGAAGAAGCGTTAGAAAGAAAGATCCCCGCCTTAAAAGAGCTGGAGTTTCTGGTTTTAATAAACCAAAAAGAACTCCCAAGCATCCCAAAAAATCTCATGTTGTCGTAGCAAAAGCTGGCGGCAAGGTAAAAACAATTCGATTCGGTCAGCAAGGTGTCTCAGGTTCTCCCAAGAAAGCGGGTGAGTCTAAGGCAGCTGCTGCTCGTCGTCGTTCTTTTAAAGCTCGTCATGCTAGAAATATTGCAAAGGGTAAGCTAAGTGCAGCTTACTGGGCGGATAAGGTAAAATGGTAGAAGTATAGAATACTTTAAACTATTAATTTAAACAACAACTCAAGAGACTACTAATAAAAATGATAAGAATTTTACTGTTACTACTAGCCTTTCCCGTATTTGCGGAAGAAGCTCCGATTGATGATAACATTATTCGTACTGATTCTACTACTAACAGTACAGTTACTACAAGATCAGATACATCGACTACCTTGAGGTCTCCTCCTGCGTCTGCTATTACGCCTACTATCAACACTTCAAACAGCGATTTGTGTACTTTTGGAGTTGCGGGGGCTGTTCAGACACAGATTTTGGGTATCTCTATGGGTTCTCAGATAACTGACTCAAACTGTGAACGCTTAAAACTTTCGAAAACTCTGTACGATATGGGAATGAAAGTTGCAGCAGTGTCTACTCTGTGTCAGGATGAAAGAGTATTTGACGCGATGCTGATGGCTGGAACTCCTTGCCCTTTCGAAGGTTTGATTGGCGATGAAGCAAAAGCAGCATGGAAAGTAAATGAAGAACTTGAACCCTCCGTGGATGAAACGACGGAAGAAAAAGAAAAAGGATTCGGTAATGGTACTAAGACACTCATGGGCAGTGCCGGTGTTGTTAGCCTACTGCTCTTACTCGTACTCTAGCGAAGAGGTATATGGAACAACCACCAACGCCGCGAATATTGGGTTGAATTGGGTGATGTCTAATATCTTGCCGCAAGCGACGGGATTGACTGTAAACAATGTAATCTATAGATATACCACTGAAAAAGACCCTGAAGCCGATATGTTGGTTCACGTTCAAAATGAGAATGCTCAAGGAAATGGGTATATCTTTAGAAGCACAGACGACTGGTCAGGTTTGCCAGGCAATACGATTAACAAAACAATTCCTGTAGGTGGTATAGGAATTGATTTTTGGGGTGATGGTTCTATCGAAGTAGAAGGCTTTGGAACAGTTTTAGACCCAGAGGTTTATTACACATATCAGTATGTTCCGTGTGATAATCCTCAGTCTGATCCAGAATGCCCAGGTTATATTGACCCACTCACGTTAATTCAAGAACCTGAAATAGATACTTCGAGTGAAGACTATATTCAGGAAGAATTAGACCGCAAAGCAAATACAAAAGCGCAAAGAGACGAAGAAGAAAAGAAAGAACGAGATAAATTTGCTAAGGCCACGGAAGAGAAAGTAAGAGAAAGTTTAGAGAAGATGCTAGGATTGTCAATTGGGGCAGGCCTACAGGAAGCCCAAGATACACTGTTGCATAACGCATTAGTGGCAACGAATTATTTGCCTAGAACTTATTTCGAGCAAATTAAGGGAGGGGAATATAAAGATGTAGAAATGCTGAAAGATAGTACTCTACCAGACAACGCAAATGCTCGTAGAGTGAACTTTGCACAAGACATAATGCATCAAAAAATTGTTCAATCTCAATATGATTAACAGGCCATATAAGGAAACTTAATGAAAAAATTATTTATTTTATTATCAACGCTAGGTCTAGCAGCCAGCATTAACGCGGAAGAAATGGAAGTAGTGGGGAACGTTGCTTCAAAATGTGTAGTAATTCCCGATACCGCAGGTATATACGGTAACCCAACGGCGGATGTATTAAGCACTGATCCTTCAGACGGTGGGGTTGATCCTGTCGTTCGATTTGATGTAATTCAAGCAAGCATGTATAAGGCTAAAATTTCCTATCCTATAGAGTTTTCGGAATCGCCTACACTAAATGACATCGTTAACTGGACAGGAAGCGTTGGTACCTCTCAAGTATCAGACACTAGCATGTCTGGGTACGATGCAGCAAAAATTGAGTTTGATAATGTTACTGAGTTTAGTTTGACTGTTGCTGGTAGCACTTGGTTCAAAACAGAATCACAAGCAGACTATGGCTACGGCAAAGCATTTCCTGGTGGTGTATATCGTGCGGTAGTAAGTGCTGAATGTATCGCTATCTAATAATTTTATTACTGATGAGTGGAGAAGCAAGTGCTCACTCATTTGTTCCAACCTACCCGGAGCTGAAACCTTCTTATGTTGAGGGTATACTATATACTACAATGAGTCTTTTCAATGCTAGAAAAGATGTAGAATACTATGAGTTTGGTGTTTTTAATGCAGAGTGGGAGAAAGTACCTTTTGCTATGCAGAATAAAATTATGCGGGTTAAACACCTCGAAAAAAAGAAAATTGATATTTATATAAGGGAGAAGGACAAACAAGAAGTAGTTTACATCTGTTCAAAATCAAAACTGATTATAGCAGGTGCATCAAAGACATCGGTATCTTCGAGGGTTTGTTCAAAAGTTAAATGAGATTTATACTATTAATGCTATTCTCGTCCTACGCAATAGCCGATTCTAGCTCCTTGAATCTAAACTTACCTACCACTCCGGGTTCTTACGCGAGTGATAGAATAAGAACACAGGGCAATGTAGAATGCTCAATGGCGATTGGCGGAAGTGTAAATTTAGAGTTTGGTGTAGTAGGTGTTTTAAATGAAAACGGGCCTTACCGTAGTAGCTTAGGTAGTTATTCAGAAGACTACGATTCGGAAGGTTTAGTGAAAGACGTTGGGGTGTATGCAAAGATTATTATACCTCTCAATGCACCTAAAACAAGATTAGACTGTAATCAGCTCTATAAATTGGAGCTGGCAAGACAGAGAATAGAATTACAAAAACTACAGCAAGAGGTGAATAACCTAAGAGCGTTAAAATTTGAGGATGATGGATAATATGAGTGAGATATCCGCAATACCAGCAACTAACGTTGTTAGTTTATTTACTAGGGTCCACAATGTAGGGCCAAATGAAGTTATAACACACATAAAACATACTCAACAAGATGGCGGACCAATTAAAGTCTACGAGATAAGTTATAAAACATATAATGCACTAGGAGAGTTAGGTCCCAATCATAAAGCAGCAACATATTTGGATGCTATAGTATAAGGAAGATAATGGATAAGTATGAGGCGGTTACAAAAGTAAACAACGTATTCGAGTATCAGTATGATAGTGACCAGTATCAAGTTGCCGATTATTGGCGTGTACTTGATATGAGCCAGGATAAAGATCAAGGAGATTGTGAAGATTATGCACTTACTGTAGGCTGGATGCTTGCAGGGCAGAGTCGTATGAAGTTTCTTTGGATGATTCTCACAAAAAAGATTAAGATTTGCTTTATTAGTTATGTGGGTGGTGGTCATGCAGTACTAGAATACGAAGGATTATTGGTCGACAACTGGAAGAAAGAGTGGACTCCGCGTAGCATATATGAAAAAGATTATGCACAGTATAAATGGGAATATAAATTTTACTATAATCCTCTAGTAGTGGTAAAGAAGCTTATTCAAGGTAAGTTCTGGAAAAAATAATGGCTGAAGTAGAGTTTGGAGGTATGACATTCAAAGGTGGGAAGATGATGATTCTTCTCACTGCTCTTTCTACGTTAGGTGGGGCGAGTTGGGGTGCATTTGAATTCTACTCTGACTATATGGACATGAAAGAAATTGTGGCTAACATTGATGTGGGCCTTATTGAGTCGCGAAACAATGAGATTGAGATTAAACTCGATGCAGTACAGGATTCAGTAGGAGAAGCTACAGACTACTCTCGAAGTATTAAGAATGATTTACGAGATGACTTTAATCGAATGGAGAAGAATGTAGATCGCGTAGAAGATATGGTTCGAGAAAACGATACAAAAGTCGCTGAAATGATTGATAAAGCTACTGAAAGATTTGACAATAAGCGAGATTCACTCTATAATGACACGGAGTTAAAACTTCAAGCACTGGAAGATAGATTAAACAAGAAAGTGCAGGCAGTGTTAGATAATCCACTAGCAAATTAATATGAGTTACTTTAAAAAAGTAATAACAGTTTGCATACTTGGTTTAATACTTGGTATGATAGGAGGTATGATCTTTCTATGAAAATTCGTATAGTAACTACATCGAATAGTACTTTATACGGTTCTCTGCTCGGTGAAGAAGCGCAAACAATGTCATCGCAAGAGGCTTTGCACTGGGTAATGAATAATGATACTAAGTTCATTCGATACTTACAACCAAACGGTAAAGAAGTATTGCTGAACAAGAATGCTATACTAAATATAGCGGAGGATACATATGATTGATACATTAATGGAACTTGCCATGACTTTTTGGCAGTGGGTAGTGTTTGGAGTATTAGTAATCATCGGATTTATTTTTAGTAAGTTTGATGGTCAGGGAGAGCATCGTGTAGGCTTTGAGTATGCTGAAATGCCTCATATGAAGCCTCTTCCGATTGCAACGAAAGATAAAGGGTTTTTCAAGGGCATTTGGCACTGGTTAATGGGTGTGCGTCAGTGGGAAATTTGTGATGACTTTCATTTTAAACTGGGCGGTGTAGAGTACGTGATTCCCAAAGGCTTTGAATTTGATGGGGCCAGCGTGCCCAAGTTTTTGGCAATGTGGCTGTCACCTACAGGTGTATTGCTGATGGGCGGTCTTGTACACGATTATGTATACAAATATGCTTGCTTGAAAACGAAAGCTGGAAACAACACGGAGAAGATGACTCAATCACAGGCGGACAAATTGTTTCGTGACATTTGTATCGAAGTCAATGGATTCAAGTTTTTGAACTACTTGGCGTACTGGGCACTTGCTGCTGCGGGTTTCGTCGCATGGAATGGACATAAGAAACGTGGCACACATCTCTAAGATGCAGAAGTATGTCGACGCTCGTATTGAGCAGTTGATAGAAGAAGCTGCAAAATGCCATGACCAGTATGATCGGCTTTGGTATAATAAACTAATTGCTGAGCTTCATTGGGTCAGCATGATGGGCACTGACATGAAATCTACAAACTGCCCACTAGAGGAGAAGAAATTATGAAATACCTTGGAAAACTCATGGGAGAACGCACATCTTTAGATGGTGTGATGTTAATTGGAGTTTGTGGAGCTTTTATACTATTTGGAGGCTTAGCCAAAATTGCCGCGTATGTCGGCCTGGCATGGGGAGTATATACTCTTCTGAAAACGGAGAAATAAATGAGTGAACATCATCCAGCGGATGTAAATGGTGACGGTCATGTGAGTGATGAAGAACTAGCAATGCACTTGGAGTTTAAGCGAAAGCGGCTTGAAGACGAAGATGCACAGCGTGATGCGATGAGAAAGATGACATGGTTTGCACTCTTCGGAATGTTACTTTATCCTTTTGGTATCTTTTGCACTGACTTTTTTGGTCTCGACAATGCGGCTAAAATTATTGGGGATATTGCACCAACCTACTTTGTGGCGATTGCTGCATTAGTGAGTGCATTCTTCGGAGCGAACGCCTACGCAGGTAAAAATTAAAGAGAGAAAATAATGACACTACAAACTTCAGGAACTATAAGTATGAACGATATTAATAGGGAGATGAAAGGTTACACTGCGTCAGGTACCCCAATAAATTTGAATGATAATCAATTCAGAAAAATGGCGGCAGGTAGCGGAACCACAAGTAGTGCTGATAGCTCTATCTCTTTAGGAGATTTTTATGGGGACCGCTCTCATATTAGACTAACTACGGCATCACATACTTCTTCAGGAACGACTACTATTATTAGAAATGGGTATATACAAGATTTTTTTGGTAGTGGTTCTCACTTAGGTAGTATACACTCCTCGGCAGGCGTTTATATACCTTCTAGTGGGGATACTTTGAATCAGTTTACTGAAAGAGAAGTGATTGCTTGCTATACTATGCACATGTATAATTCATATGGCTTTAACCAAAAAACATTTAAGCTATCGCTAGCAGGGCAGATTTATTCTGGTAATACTTTTACAGGTATTCGAGAGAAATTGTTAAATAATAATTACACTGGCCAGTTTACGAAGGCTTTGGCGGACGCTACTCTCTATACAGCCACGTCAGGTAACGCGAGTAATACTTGGACTTGGTATATAAGCACTAGCGCTCTATGGACGAATTTCACCACAAGATATATACACTGGTACTAGAAAATAATTCTTGACACGGAGATGTCAAGGGCGTATAATATATGGAAATTAAGGGGAAAGTGATGAGTACGGGGCATAGATACACAAAAGAAGATTGGGACGCTTTCTTCAAAGAAATTGTAGAGCAAGGCATACCCCCAACAGGAAGGGTTAGTCTTGATTGGTGGAAGAAAAGAACAGGTCGCAATATTTCTAAAGCTACAATACAATACAGAGTTAACCCTAGCTCCCGAAACCATAGCCGGATAAGAACACAAAGATACAGAAAAGAAAGTCCAACAGTAATTTTATCTAAAAAGATTGGGCGTTTCTGCACTCACTCAGTTAATAGCGAAGGCAGAAATAACCCAGAAAGAGTAAGAGATTTTAAGTTTCACCTCAAGAATAAAATTACTAGATTTTCTATAAAAGGAACTGATAAACTAAAAAGGTATGAAAACATGAATTTTTCATCTGAAGATTTAATAAGCAGTTGGAAACAAAAGTATAGTTATAACGAAGATGACATGACAGTTAAATGTTATTTAACTGGAAAAACTATAGATTTGAGGATGACGAACTTATGGCATATGGATCATATTGACCCAAGAGGCCCGAATACAATAGATAACTGCGCACCCACTCTTAGAGAGGCAAACCAAGCGAAGAGTGACTTATCTGTTGAGGAGTTGGTACAATTAGCTAAAGATATTTTAAGTAATTTTGGGGAGGAGAGTTATGCAAATTCAACAATCTGTGCAAAACACTTGGCGAGCTGAAGGACTCTTTCATGTTCTTCCCAGTTTCGCACTCTATCATAGCGAGGACATGATGACGAATGACTATGGTTTCATCTTTTCGTGGATTATTTGGAGTTGGGGAGTAGAGTTATGGATGGACGCATAAACCCCGTGGCGAAACACGCTTGGAAGTTTAACAAGCCAAAAGTGTATCGAGATAAAACTAAATATACTCGCAAGAACCAAAAGGCCCCGCAGTAGTGGGGCTTTCTTTTTCTGACAAAATTAAAGAAGCACGCAAAGAAAAAGATTTAGCACTCGCACTTATGTTGGAGGATGAAAAAGGCTTTGATGAATTTCTCAAGGCTGTGCAGCAATCCCTTATAGATGAGAAAAATAAATCTTGACATTTTGTTATGCGTCTGCTATTATAATTAAATATTAT